TTAATATAATTATGATTACATTTGCAATGTCATGTAAAAGTTGTTTATTATAACCTCGGATAATATGTAAGATGTTGAAAAATATTTTACATATACCGGAAACGGTCAGGTTATTAGCCTAAGTGCTTAGAGCACTACGTTACCTTAGAATGTATAGTTACCCTAGGGTGTTTATCCAAGCCCAAGGCTCTAAGGCAAGTGGTTAAACAGGAGTAGCGTATTCGGCAAAACAGTGCTGCTTGTATGAAACCTTTGGTAACATTGGCGATGGGTACTAACAGGATTTTTATCCTGATTTATCCCATAATCGGGATTCATACTCCGGAATCATTTCCGGTTTCGGAGTATGATTTTTATAAAGCTTGTACATGAATTATGGATGATAAACAAATAAAATATGTTATATGGTATTGAAGTGCTTGTCGAAATCATTAAATGAGAAGTTGGGTAAACTGGAGACGGTGGTTAAGAACGCCGGTTCCAACTCCCTTTATAAGGATCTTAAGATAGATGTTGTCAATAATCTGGCTTATATCACTTCCGTAAATGCCAAGGTATGTGTTATAGAACGATTGGAGGTCGAGGCTGACTCTAACTTCTCTTTCTTGGTAGAGGCAAGCTCTTTTATTAAGTTCATGAAAAAACAGAAGAATCGTGAGATTACGATACTGCTTTCGGATAGAAAAGATCAGATCACGATCCACTACGCTTCTGGTGAGTATAGTTGTCCGGCTTTTGATATCAATACATTCCCGCAGGTACATAAGATACTTGATGGAGGAATTAAGGTTAAGATGAGCGATTATGTTTCGGTTCTTAACAAAGCCAGCGATTATACGGAGGTAGATGACTTTTATCCATGCATCGAGAATGTGGTTATTGATATTGATGATATTAATATTAATATAGTAAGTACGGATAGAAATACTATTTACAGGTATTTTGTCCCTAATCAGGATAAGGTAGAGAAGATGTTTATCCCGGTATCGAACGAATCCGCGATATTGCTTGATAAGCATATCAATAAGTCATCGGATATGTTGTCTATAAAAGTGGATGATACTAAGACTTATTTCTCTACGCCTGATATGGATATGTATGAGACCCATTTTGAGGGTAATTATCCAAATTGGAGGTTCGTGGACGAGCATTTTGTCAAAACAAGTACCTATGTCTTTGATAAGGATCTACTCGTCCAAGCCCTCCAAAATAATCTTAAAGTAAATGAGTTTGATCATTGTAAGTTGATATTTACCGATAAAGGATGTGGTATTATGTCAGAGAACCCGTATTCAGGTAAATCATGTAAGGAAAGACTTACCCCTTTGTCTCATTATGGTGAAGATATTGTATGCAACGTGTTATGTGGAAGATATCTGGGTATCATAAAAAGCATATCGTGTAATAGGGTGGTTATCGAACATGACCATAAATCTCATTTCAATAAGATTTATGGGGAGGATAATAAGAACGAGTATTTCTTGTCATCATCAGTTATTGTTTAATGTTTAAAAATATATAAAATGGGAGTTAGAGAAAATTCATCAGGTGGTAATAACCATTACTTTAAAGTAAGTGGTAGCGGATTATTATATCAGTCATCAAGAGAACCAAAGGAAGGTTTCGAGGAGCATATAAACGAGAAGACCGGAGCCGTTTCTTATTGGAGGGTATTCTGGAACGGTATCGAAGGTTATTTGTCTGATATCAATGTGCGAGAAGTGGAGTTCAATGGAATAAATGCCAAATACTTATCCATAAAGATAAGTGATGAGGATGGTAATTACTTTATAAACGTTCCTTTGATGACTCAAAAAGGAGGTATCAATAATTACGTTAAGTCACTGGTAAGGTACTTGCCTAATATCGACCTGAAACGTAAGGTGGTGATCAATCCTGCTCATGCTAAGAAAGGGGATCAATATGCTCCCGGTAATTTCTTTATCTCATACGCAAGGGAGACTCCTGACGGTAAGGACGAGCTTATCCAGCAATATTATAAGAATGGGCAGAATGGATGGCCTGACAGGGTTGAGAGTACTGATATAATGGGGAATAAGAAGTTTGATTATACGACCCAAGACGCTTTCGCTTATCAGGTACTTAATAAATATATCCAAAGTATTAAGACAGATGGTGTGAAACCTACTCAGTCTCCAAGCCAAAACAACGCTGGTGAGGCTATAACGCAAACGCCCCCACCGTCATACGCTACGCAGGCTCCGCAGCAGACGCCTCCTCCATCATACCAGCAGGCTCCTCCTCAGACAGCCCAAGCGCCTTATTTTGGAGGTCAGCAGCCGCCACAATATTCTCCTTTTGGAGACGACAGTGACCTACCTTTCTAATTAACTAATTGAAAATGAGTAATTTAATGGAAAGCAATTTTAATATATCTACTAAAGTGAACCGTGTCTCGATGCCTACCCAAAATAAGGTAGATACGGTTATGAAGAACTTAGGGCATCGACCTTGTGTAGCGTATTCCGAGGAAAAGAATATGTATTATAAGGACGGAGAATGGGTAGCGTCAGATCTTGACGCTACTATCTTACCTCTTAGGGAGATGTTCGAGAAGACATCTGATTTTAAGTTAGGACTGAAGATCGTTTATTTAATAATCAAATTATAATGGCCAGTATTGAGGATATTAAAAAGCTTCCGGAAAGCAAGTCGTTTACATCAGCCAGAGACCTTGATGAGCTTGAGGAGAAGCCAGATGATAAACAAAACGAGGTTAGATTGAATTGCGAACCTATGGTAGGGATGGTGGAGAAAGAGGGAAAGATCTTCCTTAACTCCGTAAGATTCTCGAAAGCATGGAACTCGTTGGGTAAGGATATTCCTATCAAGCAGGGTAATGCCCTCCCATTAGGGCAGGGTGATGTCCTTGATATAGACACAGGGGTGTGGGCATCGTTCCCGGATAATACCATAGGGGTGTTGATGATGCTGCCGTCGTTTACCGGCGATACGGGACTTACTTTGGTGGGATCACCGTTCGTCTCGTCTAATAACGGGAATATCATGATCAGGGTCACTAATGTCCGTAAGGATATGGCTATAGTCGAGAAAGACAAACATATAGCTGAGTTAATTATAGTCGGCAAGATAAAAGCCGATATTTTTAGAACTTATAAAAGCAATGAACATGTTCGGATTGAAGATAGTAAAGAGTAGTTATATAGATACTCTAAAACAGGATCTTGATGAAGCTATTAGCTATTCAAGTAGATTAAAAAGGGATTATGAGGATGCCAGTAAGAATATAACGGAATTGGAAGAGAAAATAAAGTATCTTGATACGCTTGTCGATTCTCTTGATATGGATATAGATTCCAAGGATTCTCATATAGTTAAGATGGGGAATGAGCTTAGTAAATCAAGAGAGCTATATAATGAGTCGGTAAAAGAGAAAGAAACTCTTAAACGGGCTTATATGGATATCGAGAAGAAACATAAACTATCATCTAAATTACTCGATGAGGCTAGAAGAAGATATAAGGAACTTGAGGATCAGAATAAAATTATGTCAGATCGTATCAAGTATCTGGAGGCAGAGATTTTAGACATCGATGTTCCTAATGAGGTTGTTGTTGATGAGGATAAGATGGATCCTAACTCAGGTCATATTGATATACCTGAAAATAACGCCTCTGAGGTCGCTGATGCCGGTATTGACGTAAATGTCGAGAATAAGGCGGAGGATAAGAAGAAATCTAAGAAACGTAAAAAATCTAAGAAAAGTGAATAAGATCTCGTTTTTCTTGTTAACGTTATTTACCTTAGCGGTTGTCGGATGCGGTACGTCAAGAACCTACTATACGGAATATGATACTACTGATATATCTTATGTGGTGGATTCCATAGTATCTTCCGGAACCGTGATGGGCCAATGGAAGGAGTGGCGGTTTAAGCTGGACGACGGGCGGG